CAGTGTATTTCAGATCAAGCCGAGAAGATGGGGAACAAAACCAAGACAATCCCCTTTAACCCAGGAAGTCGAGATCAGATTGCTGAGAGACTTATGGAAGCCGGATGGAAGCCAGCAGCTTACGAAGGAAAGCGTCCAGAGATAAATGAGGGAGTGCTTAGAAAGATAGACACAAAGGAATCTCTGAAACTTCTTGAGTACCTATTGCTACAGAAACGTCTTGGAATGTTAGCGGAAGGAAGACACGCCTGGTTGAATGCAGTTACGGATGAAGGAAGGATTCATGGTTCAGTCAACACTGCTGGAACTATTACTGGAAGATGCACTCACAACTCACCAAACCTTGGACAGATTCCTGCTGTTAGATCAGAGTATGGAAAGGAATGTAGAGAGTTGTTTACGGCCCCGGAGGGAAAGGTTCTTGTAGGTTCTGATGCATCCCAACTGGAACTCAGGTGTCTTGCACATTACCTTTATCCTTATGACTCTGGAAAGTATGTTAGGGAAATCCTTGAGGGAGACATTCATACAGTTAATCAGGAGGCTGCTGGATTACCTACAAGGGATTCAGCCAAAACCTTTATCTACTCGCTCATATATGGTGCTAGTGATACTAGGTTGGGTGAGTCAGTTAATGGAGGAAGACCTCAAGGAAAGCGATTAAGAAATTCATTCATGGCTAAGATGCCAGCCTTTAAGAAACTGTTAAGTGATGTTGAATTGTCTGTTGAAAGACATGGGCATCTTACTGGTATTGATGGCAGGGTTATTCGCTCCAGGTCAAAACACTCACTACTCAACTTCCTTTTGCAAAGTTGCGGTGCTGTTGTGATGAAGCAGAGTCTTATTGAGTTTGCTCTCATGGCTAAACATCCTTACGAGATGCACGCAAATGTACATGACGAAGTGCAGTTCTCATGTCTTGAAGAGCACGCTCAGAGTTTGGGAAGAACTTTTGTATCTGCAATAGAAAAAGCAGGGAACGCATTTGCAATGAGGTGTCCTCTTGACGGTGATTTTAAGGTGGGGAATAATTGGGCAGAGACTCATTAAAATGTTTAATCCTACTTTTGGTTTACAAAAAATTACAAAAAACTGGTATCTTTCAAAAGACGGAGATACTTACGCTAGGTCTTTATTTAAAAAACACTACTCTTATAGAGTTTATAAAGATGGAAGAACTCCAAAACTTTTTGTAGGACCAGGACAAAAGATGGTTCTTGTAATGGAGGGGGGGTTGTTTGTTTGGCGTAAATATATATCCAATCAAGAAGGACTTAATTGTGCTGTCTTTAGAAATGAAACAAAAATAAAAAGTTCTAAATTAATTTTAGAAGCAGAACTTGCCTCAAATATTAAATGGGATCATCCAATTAGACTTTTTACTTTTGTAAACAAATCAAAAATTAAATCTCAAAATGCAGGGTACTGTTTCAAAAAGGCAGGATGGAAAACTTGTGGGATAACTAAATGGAATAAATTAATTATTTTAGAAAAACATTTATGAAAAAAGAACAGCAGTAATAGATGGAGACTTTAAGATTGGTAATAACTGGGCAGAGACGCACTAGTAATGGTTAAGTGGCTTGGTTTGTTTTTGTTATTTGGTATTCCCGTATATGCGGATGACCATTGGGGTACTATCCCTCCGGTTCCCAAACTACAAATCTCCCACTTTCCAGCTATGGGGGTGATCGAAATTGGGTGGGTCAGCGACTCTACATTTGACAGACCAATTTGGTATATCCTCGAAGTTAAGCAAGTGGATGAGCAGGGAAAACCTGGCCCCCAAGAAAAATGGTATCGTCCCTTCAATCCTCTACAGGGAACTAACTTCAACGAACGAGTGTCCCTTAACCTTACCTATAGAAACGTAGCAGGGGCTGTCCAGCCTTGGTTTAGTTCTGAGATGATACGAATCCGAGTTATGTGGGGCGCATGAGAAAGAATTATGAGTGAGTTGTTAAATATAAACCCCGATGCCCTCATCGCTGATGGGATTGAAAAGGCATTTATAGGATACGTTGAAAGGTGTAATCAACTTCCTACTGCTTGCTACGACAAAGATAAAGTTATTGAAATTTTTATTAACCAGGGCATGAGCCTTGAAGACGCTACTGAGTATTTTGAGTACAACATTAATGGGTCATATGTGGGTGAATATACTCCTTTCTATTTAACAAAAGAAAAAGAATTATGAAAAAAAGAACAGCAGTAATAGATGGAGATATGGTTATCTGGAGGAGTGCCTTTGCATCCGAACAGGAGATCAAATGGGATGATGACATATGGACCCTACAGACAGACATGAACGAGATGAAGTCGATTGTTGATGAGACTATTGATTACATTCAGACAGCAACTGAAACCGATGATTATGTTATGGCTTTCTCAGACAACCGCAACTTTCGCTATGATATCTTTCCGGGATATAAAGCCAACCGGAAGGGTAAGAGAAAACCTTTAGGCATAAAGGCTATAAAGGAATGGTGTTATTCAAAAAGAAATGGGTTCTATAAAAACAACCTGGAAGCTGATGATGTCATCGGCATGATGTGCTGCGGTAAAAAAGATAAGGTTGCTGTCAGTGGCGATAAGGACTTCGGCACTTTGAATTGTGAGTGGTTTAATTTTTTAAAATCAGAAACCAGCTACACCACGCTCAATGAAGCTAACTACAATCATCTGGCTCAAACATTATCCGGTGATAGTGTTGATGGATTTTCAGGTGCTTCCGGGATAGGCCCGAAGACTGCAATAAAACTACTGGATAAGAATGGAGCAACCTGGAAGACTGTTGTGGATGCTTATGAATCTAAAGGTCAGAATGAAGAAGAAGCTTTATTAAACGCAAGGCTCTCCTACATCCTGAGAAGCCCAAAAGAATACAACGAAAAAGAAGGAGAAATAAGACTATGGAAGCCGAAGGCGCAAAAGTAATAGAAAGAAGACCGCTCCCGGATAGTGGAGGAAGGACAGAGTTTAAGACTGGATCAGTAAGAGATTCTATGGAAGGAAAAGGCTGTCCTAATCAATTGCCCATCGCTGCGCTGAAGGCTGCCAGTCGTAGGTTTGAACAAGGGGCCAACAAGTATGGGTCACGCAACTGGGAGAAAGGTCAGGAATATAGTCGATATATCGATGCGATTTACAGGCATCTGTGGGGATTCATGGAAGGATGTGAAGAGGAAGATCATCTTAGTGCAGTGATATGGAATGCTATGTGTTTATATCAAACTGATGAGTGGGTAAAAGAAGGTAAATTACCCGAAGAATTAAGGGATATTTAATTAGTTGACCTATATGAAGAAATAAAACATGGATAATAACACCCCTTTTCCAATTGTGTCGAGTGAGTTGGTGAGTAGACTCGATGAAATATTTCCCCCTAAAGAATTTGAACCCACTGATGATCTAAGACAGATGGATTATTATTTTGGTCAACGTAATATTGTAAACTATTTACGGGCTAAGAACGTGGAACAATCCGAAAACATTTTAACAAGAGAATAATACATTATGTGCTTTGCCAGACCCAAAATGCCGTCACCATCCGTGATAAACCAGCCAGCACCCCTGGCTCCTCCTCCTCCAACACCCCTGGCAGAAGAGGTGGAAACCAAAAAGAAAAAAGGACCAGACAATATAAAAAGAAGAGGAACATCCTCACTCACAATCAGAAGACCCTCAGTATCCGTGCCTACTTCTGGTAGCGGAGCTAACGTAAACTATTAATATAAGAAGAACTTATGTCATATATAACTAACATTAACATTGCCAGCAGTAGTAGCTTGGATAGCAGTGGAAACGGAACGCTTACTTCAGCGACCGCTCCAGCTATTAACCCACTAAAAGGAGGCACTTATTGCTTCCTTGCAAGCGGAGCGATACCATCAAGTGGATGCACTATAACACTTCAGCAAAAAGTTGGAGGGAACTATGTGGATGTAGGAGATGATGCGGTTCTCACTGGCCCAGGAGGATGTGTATTCACTACCTCTCAATCCGATGTGAGAGTAGTCATCGCAGGAAACAATGCGTCATCCAACAGCATCGACATCGTAATAGCACCCGTTCAGTAAGCATAAAACATGGCTAGAAAACTAGTAGCAACCCAGGATAATACCTCGACAAGTGCGCTCACCGAGCCTCTTTCGAGAGCAGTAGCAAGACCTATTTTTGGAGAGAACGTTCTAGCCATAGACTATAACTTTGTTGATAAGCATATTCTTGATAGCGACATAACTTTCAGCCGTGATTCAAATGCCACGCAAGTGGGGTCAGATGGGTATATTAAGTGGGCGGATCATAATATGTTAGTTCGTTCAAATGAGTTTGAGCACTCAGATTGGGGAACGGCAAGAACCACGCCTAACCGAACAATCTCACCTACAGGTGAAAATAATGCATCGGAAATAACTGATTCTGGAGGTTCTGTTTCTGACTTCGTTGGTCACATCCTTTCACCTGTTTGCGTTTCGATCTATGCAAAAAAGAACACCTGCAACTTTTTAACCCTATCGGGGGGTGATCCTACCAGCCATAGTGCAACTTTTAATCTTACAACAGGGGCAGCCGTTCAAGTACTTGGTACTGCTACAGCTCATTCTGCTGTTGATGAGGGGAATGGGTGGTGGAGACTCGCAGTGAGTTTACAGTCGGCCTCATATATACAGTTCTCTGCAAGGGAAACGGGGGCTGCCGCAGGAACACGCACGACAGGAGTATATGTCTATGGCGCACAACTGGAGCACACATTCAATGTTAACAACGGCCCACGTCCATACATTGAAACGACTGGATCACGAATTTATAAAGAACGATTCGACTACGACAAAGACGGCAACAGCAAGGGGCTTCTGGTGGAGGAGGCACGGACGAATTTACAGTTCCACTCAAATGATTATAATTCAACATATCAATCTATTTCCCGATTTAATGCACCTATTGATAATGCCACAATTTCCCCAAGTGGCGCACAGGACGCTACTAATTTTCATTGTAATAATGATGGAGTCGCTAATCGGAGAGAATTTTACACAAGATTTGTTCAAGCTGATGCAACTCAGTATACCCATAGCCTTTACATAAAACCTTATGGGCAAATTACACATATTAAAGGCTCT